TTCCCGACAAATTTGTCGTCAATCGACCTAAGTTATGAAACCAATGATACAGTCGAAGAGTTCACAGTAGAGTTTCAAGTACAATACTGGGAGTCAGATACCACTAGTTAATAGTATTATAAGTATATGAAAGGGGGTGGTTCTCCACCCCCAATTTATTATTAAGAGGATATTATGGCAGACAACAATTTGTTTAAAGCGTTTGGATTTGAGATAAAGAGATCCAAAACCGCAAACAAGGAAGATGACAAAGCAACTTCTATTGTCCCTAAAGTGGATGAGGACGGTGCTGGGTATGTCACTGCCTCTGGTTCTTACTTCGGTCAGTATGTCGACATGGAAGGCACTGGCGCAAAGGATAACCAAGAGTTAATTAAAAAATATCGTATTATGGCAGAACACCCAGAGTGTGATGCTGCGATCGAAGATATCATCAACGAATCAATCGTTTCGTCCGAATTAGAAAGTTCAGTAACTATCAACTTAGACAAGGTTGATGCTCCAAACAAAATTAAAAAGACTATATCTGAAGAGTTTAGTGGTGTTATATCCATGTTAAACTTCGAAGAATATGGTCATGACATGTTCCGTTCATGGTATGTTGACGGAAGATTATATCATCATCTAATAGTTAACGAATCTAATCCTAAAGGGGGTATCTTAGAATGCCGGCCTGTTGATGCGACCAAGATTCGTAAAGTAAAAGAAGTACAATACAAAAAGGACGCTAAGACAGGCGCGAAGGTCGTTGATGTAACAAACGACTTTTACATCTATCAGGAGCGTGCCGGTGCGAACAACGGTATTAGATTGACACCGGATTCTGTTTCGTATGTCACTTCAGGTCTTCTAGACACCAGTAAGAAACGCGTACTGTCGTATCTACAGAAGGCAATGAAACCAGTAAACCAACTACGCATGATGGAAGACTCACTAGTCATCTATCGGATGGCCCGTGCACCTGAACGTCGTATCTTCTATATTGACGTAGGTAATATGCCTAAAGGTAAAGCAGAGCAACATCTTAAAGACATTATGGCGAGATACCGAAACAAAATTGTGTATGACGCAAACAGTGGTGAGATCAAAGATGACCGCAAACATATGTCTATGCTCGAAGACTTCTGGTTACCTCGTCGAGAAGGCGGCCGTGGCACAGAGATAAGTACCTTGCCAGGCGGAGAAAACCTAGGACAGATTGACGATATCATTTATTTCCAAAAGAAGTTATATCGTTCATTGAACGTTCCATTAAACCGTTTAGAGCAAGAGTCTCAATTCTCTCTAGGAAGAACCACCGAGATCAACCGTGACGAAGTCAAGTTCCAAAAGTTCATTGACCGTCTACGTAAAAAGTTTGCTCACTTATTCCTTGGGATTTTAAAGAAACAACTTATTCTGAAAGCTATATGCACAGAACAAGACTGGGAATCGTGGAAAAGTCAGATACAAGTCGACTACTCTAGAGACAACCACTTTGTTGAGATGAAAGATGCAGAACTACTGCGTGAACGTCTACAGACTATGGATCAAGTATCTAGTTATGTAGGTGAATACTTCTCACGTGAGTGGGTAATGAAAAACGTAATGATGTTTAATGATGACGATATCGAAGAGATGTCTAACCAAGTTGAAGCCGAGAATGAAAACGGTTCAGACGAAGAAGAGGAAATGTGATAATGAGTGAAGTAGAAACAACCCCAACATTAGATTTTGTAAACGCACTTCAAGGTGGAGATTATAATTCTGCACAAGAACTGTTCAATGGTATCTTAGGTGGTAAAATGCAAGACACCCTAGACGCCGAAAAGGTCGCGGTAGCAGACACTATCTTTAATGGTGTCGAACCAGTTGACATGGAGATGTCCGACGAAGAAGTGGACGATGTCCTAGGCTCTGAGGTCTCTGAGGAAGAGGATTCGTCAGAAATAGCCTAATTTGGCACGATAAGTTTGTTATAAATACTTTTTTGTATAAATACTCCTAAACGAGGACTAATTGTGAAAACATTTAAAGATTTACGGGAAGCGAAAGATACCGTCGTCTTCAAGAAGAAGATGTCAGGTTACCCTGTAGTTATCACAAAAACTGCCAAGGGATTTCACCTATCTATTGATGGGGATTCTGTTGACACGTTTAAGTCTCAGAAAGAAGCGGAATCAACCGCGAAACAAGTCCTCAAAGACTTAGGAAAATAAAATGAAACTGATTAGCGAATACGTAGAACACGATGTACAATGCATTGTAGAAGCTAAAGATAATGGTGAGAAGAATTACATTATTGAAGGTGTATTTGCACAAGCAGATAAAAAGAATCGTAACGGACGTGTTTACCCGAAAGCCATTATGGCTCGAGCGGTAACCAAGTACGTTGATGAACAGGTTAGCAAGAAGAGGGCGGTAGGTGAGTTAAATCATCCTGAAGGCCCAACTGTTAACTTGGATAAAGTTTCGCATCTCATTACTGATCTCCGTTTGGAAGGAATTGATGTGGTCGGAAAGGCACAAATATTAGATACCCCTATGGGTAAGATCGTAAAAGGTCTACTTGAGGGCGGTGTTCAATTAGGTGTGTCAACTCGTGGTATGGGAAGTCTTGAGCAAAAGAATGGCGTCATGTACGTCAAAGATGACTTTATTCTGAATACGGTAGACATTGTACAAGATCCAAGCGCCCCTGAAGCTTTTGTTAATGGGATAATGGAAGGCGTAGACTGGGTCTGGAATAACGGCATCTTACAACCTCAAGTCATTGAAGAGATAGAGACTGAAATCAAGCAAACTCCGATTGCGCATCTTCCAGAAGTGCAGATTCGGGAATTCAAGAATTTCCTCTCGTTAATCAAATCTAAACTATAAGGAGTCATCTATGACTGATCTTAATAAACAAGTCGAAGCTGAACTTCACGAATCTGATATTAACGAAATCGTGGAGGAAACTCTCGAAGAAGCACAAGCTCCTGCAGCTAAAGGTGTGAAGACAGACGGACAGGAAATTTCTGAGCCAGAGTCAATCGCATCTGTAGATAAAGCAGCCGACGCAACTTCTAAGGCTTCATTACCAAAAACTAAGGCAGGTATGATCAATGCGATGTACCAGTCCTTAAATAAAATGAAAAAGGGCGACCTCACGGCAGCCTATTCGAAGATGATGGAAGGTATTGACCTAGAAGACGTTATTGCGGAAGAGGCTAACACTCAGTCTGAACTTGCAGCAATCGTTGACGGTGAAGCAACTCTGTCAGAAGAGTTCAAAGAAAAGACATCTTTAATTTTTGAAGCAGCTGTTAAAACTAAGCTGTCCGAAGAAGTTACTCGTCTTGAAGAGCAGTACACCGAAGAACTTGCAGAAGAAGTCAATTCGATTAAAACTGACCTAGTCGGTAAAGTCGATTCTTACCTAAACTACGTTGTTGAATCTTGGATGGAAGATAACAAGTTAGCGATCCACTCCGGTCTTCGTACCGAAATCGCTGAAGGGTTTATGGAGAAAATGAAAGACGTGTTTACAGAGTCTTACATTGATGTTCCAGAGTCTAAGGTAGACCTAGTTGATGAATTAGCATTACAAGTAGAAGAGTTAGAAGAAAAACTAAACTCTACTACAGGTGACGCGATTCAACTTGCTGAAGAACTAGAATCTTACAAGCGTGATTCAATCATTGCTGAAGCTTCTCGTGGACTAGCAGACACACAAGCGGAAAAGTTAAAAGGACTATTAGAAACAGTTGAATTTGAAAGTGAAGAAACATTCACCGCCAAAGTAACTACTGTTAAAGAGTCATACTTTTCAAAAGAAATCCCTGAGCAACTCGAAGAATCTGCAGCCGTCACAGACGAAGCTGAAGAAGAAATCGAAGTATCTTCCTCTATGGAAGGGTACATCTCTGCTCTAAGAAAAACCTCTAAGAAATAAGGAATAATAAAATGAACAAATCATTTGATCAATTGATCGAAAAATGGTCACCAGTTCTTAATGAAGAGTCTGCTGGCAAAATTACTGACTATCAGCGTAAAGCTGTAACAGCTCAAGTACTAGAAAACCAAGAACGTGCACTTATGGAAGAGCGTTCAGCTTCACAAGGTTTCTTAACTGAAACTGCAACAAACGCAACTGGTTCTGGCGTTAACAATTGGGATCCAGTTTTGATCTCTCTAGTCCGTCGTTCAATGCCTAACCTAATGGCATATGACGTATGTGGCGTTCAGCCAATGTCAGGCCCTACTGGTCTGATCTTTGCAATGAAGAGCAAGTATACTTCACAGTCTGGTACTGAAGCACTATTCAACGAAGCAGACTCTGCATTCTCTGGATCAGCTTCAAGCACACAATCTGGCGATTCGTCAGGTCTTTCTGGTTTTGATGCAGCAGCACAAACTGGTCGTTCTGTAGATGCAGCCGGTCGCCCAATGGGTACTTCTGTTGCTGAATCTCTAGGAAATACTGGCCCAGCATTCGCAGAAATGGGTTTCTCAATTGAGAAGCAATCTGTTGTTGCTAAGTCACGTGCTCTTAAAGCAGAATACTCTCTAGAACTAGCACAAGATCTTAAAGCAATCCACGGTCTTGACGCTGAAACTGAACTTGCTAACATTCTTTCTACTGAGATCCTTGCGGAAATCAACAGAGAAGTTATCCGTACAATTAACACTCAAGCAGTGTTAGGTGCACAACAAGCTTCAGTAGCACAAAATGGTGTATTCGACCTAACTACAGACGCAGACGGACGTTGGTCAGCAGAGAAGTTTAAAGGTCTAGTAATTCAATTAGATCGCGAAGCAAACCAAATCGCTAAGACAACTCGTCGTGGTAAGGGTAACATCGTTATCTGTTCTTCTGACGTTGCAACTGCTCTTGCTGCTTCTGGACAACTTGACTTCCAAGTTGGCGCTGGTCTACAGATCGACGACACTGGTAATACTTTTGCTGGTACTCTAAATGGTAAGATGAAAGTTTACATCGATCCATACGCGACTACTGACTATGTTACAGTTGGTTATAAAGGCACTAACGCTTATGACGCAGGTGTTTTCTACTGCCCATACGTGCCATTACAAATGGTTAAAGCAGTTGGCGAGAATGATTTCCAACCACGTATCGGGTTCAAAACTCGTTACGGAATGGCTTCTAACCCATTCGTATCTCCAGCTGGCGAGCAGAACATTGCCGCTACTGCCGGAATCAACACGTACTACCGTATCTTCCGCGTCGACAACATCATGGCGTAAGCGAAAGATTACAAAGGATAACAATAAGAAACTTTGTTTTAATCTTTATAGGGGACTCTTCGGAGTCCCTTTTTTTATGTGTTAAATAATGCATATATATGAGGGTATCAAATAATAAGGAAAGTAATTGCCAAGGATGGCGCTTATTATTATATAAATATATGGTATACTAGAGGGTATCTCATGGCATTAACAGATAATAAAAATTTATTGCAACCCACAGGATTCCGTGTTATAGTGGAAAGAGAAAACTATGGCAACCTAGAGTTCTTTGCGCAAGCTGTATCGCATCCAGGCGCGACTGTCGCCGCGGTAGAGATCCCCGTACCCAGAATTCAAGGATTGCCTATGCCAGGCGATACTATAAGTTATGGTGAGCTCTCGTTAAATTTAATATTAGATGAAGAACTCTCTGCATATAAAGAAGTTCAGAAGTGGTTAGAAGATTCTGTATACGGTAACCGAGAGGTTATACACCACGATATCTCTGTGCTAATTCTAAGTAGTCACAATAACTCTTGTGCAAAAATAAATTATAAAAACTGTATACCTACTCAGTTAGGTGCTATAGAATTTAGTTCTACAGCTGGTGATGTGACGTACGTAAACTTTGATGCGACCTTTAGATTTACGGAATTTGTTTTGTTATGAGTCTAACCAAGTTTCCGATTAAGAATACAGCAGTTCTGAGCATTCTTGAAGATTTCAGATATACTTATCGTGAGTTATATCGACCCGAAAATACTAACACCTGTCTGTTCCCTGAAATGAAAGGTATGGCGGATCTCTACACTGGTGAAGATGAAATGTGGCGTATCATTGACATGGGAGAGGAGCATGACGGTGCTGCATCAAACTCTGTATGTTATGCAATCAAA